GTTATACCTTTCATAGACAACAGTACTGGAGCTTATAGTGAAGACTCTCTTATCAGTACTGATTTTGGAAGTACAGGATATATAAACAGGGATCTTGAAGGGTCATTGAACCCAGTTGCACTTTCCACATGGTCTTATCAAACAATGAGAATAGGGTTATGGAGAAATTGGTCAAATTTAGACGCTACTGATGTTGGAAATCTTACAGATCAATTTGCTTGTATAACAGGAACTTTAGCTGCTAAGCCATATTTAGTAGATGGAGATGCTATTGTTCCCGTAGGAAGAAACGTCACTAATCGAGACTCTTATTATTTATATAGATTTCAAGATTATGATTCAACAACTAACTCTCCAATGGGAGTAATGAGTTTTGGAACATCAGACTCCTTTAACTTATATGACTCAACTCTTGAAGGGTACGCAAGTGTACCTAATACATCTGTAGATTCAAATAATAATATATATATTCCGACAAAAAAGAAAGGTAGAATAGAATCTAATAACAATAACTTTTATACTTTAGCAGTTCCATCTAGAACTAAAATTAGTTATAATTTATCTGTTGCAAATCAAAATGAAGAAATGAAAGATAATTTAATAGTGTGTGGAAGTCAATTATTTTCTAGTGACCAAATGAGATTTCAAGAACATAATTTTGTTCAAGCTCCTGATAGACTATATGTTAATACTCAAAACATGGTTACTACTGGAACTAATCATCCATTTGTTGCAAACAAAACTTATAATTGGATAGCTTGCTACAGATATGAAGATAATTCTGGTAATGTTCACAGGTCTGCTCTTTCTGATCAATTTACTTTTGCTCTTAGCAGTACTCAAAATTATCAAAATGTAGATGTTTTAGTTCCAATGGTAAACTTTACTGCCAAATATGAATTTGCTACTTACATAGAACTTTATAGAACAGAAGGTGATGGTACTCTTTTTTATAGCAAAACAGTTAGAGCTAGTAGAAACAGTAAAGATTTTAATTTTATTTTAATAAAAGATAATACAAACGATGCAAGTTTAGTTAGTGGAGAACTTCTTTATACCACTGGAGGAGTTTTGGAAAACACAATTACTCCTGCTTCTTCTATTATGGCATCTTATAAAAATAGGTTATTTTTAGCAGGAGTAGAATCTAGTGAACATCTTATATACTTCTCTAAACAAATTCAACCTGGCATTTATGATACTACTCCTGTAGAGTTTAGCGATGGTCTTACATTAGAAGTTCCTACTGATGGAGGAGCCATAGTAGCTCTTAAAAAAATGGATGATAAATTAATTATATTTAAAGAAAGAGCTATTTACATGCTTACTGGAGAAGGTCCTAACAATCTAGGTGAACAAAATGATTTTATTGAGCCACAACTAGTTTCATCTGACTTAGGATGTAAGTTTGCTAACAGTGTAGCTTTTATGCCTAAAGGACTTATGTTTATGTCTCAAAAGGGTATTTTTCTTTTAAACAGAAGTTTAGGCTTAGAATATATCGGAGCACCTGCTGAAGACTATAAAGATTTAACAATAACTAAAACTACTGTAGTTCCTAAAAAGAGTGAAATAAGGTTTTTAGCTTCTGATGGACCCACGGCTATTTATAATTATTTTCTAAATATGTGGTATACCTACAGTAACCATAGAGGTAATAGTTCGTGTCTTGTAGGAAACGACTACTTTTTAGCTACTTACAAGGACAAGGTATATAAACAAGTAAACACAACAGCTAGTTTTGGTGGTGCCATAGTACCAATCAAACTAGAAACTGGTTGGCTTTCATTTGCAGGAATACAAGGCTATCAAAGAGTGTATAGAATGCTATTACTAGGAGAATATAAATCTCCACATAAGTTATTAATTAAGATAGCTTACAACTATGACGATGTTTGGCAACAAGAAAAACTTATAGATGTCACAAGTTATACAGAAAGTTACACTTATGGCTCTCCTACAACAGGTACCCAAAATACTTATGGAGATCCATCTGGTACCAGCGCAATAGCCTACGGTGGTAAAGATAACACACAGTATCAAATAAGGTTAAACTTTGCTAAACAAAAGTGTGAATCTGTAAAAATATCTATAGAGGAAGTGGAAGGTTCTAATCCGTCTGGAGACGCAGAATCAGCAGGACCAGGCTTTACATTATCTAACCTTTCGTTTATAGTAGGGACTAAAGAAGGTGACTTTAAGATTAAACAATCTAGAGTGTTTGGTTCTACTTCTATAACTTAGGAGCAATTGTGAGTCATTACGCAGAGTATATAAAAGAAGCTTTTGGAGAACATGTAGTAGAGGACGAAAATGGGTTTTATCACTACAGCTTCTACGATGATTACTTATTTATTAATAATTTATATGTTTCTCCTAATAATAGGGGATTTAAGGTAGCAAAAGGTTATATAAGAGAAATGGCTAAAATAGCTAAAATTAAAAAATATAAACAACTTGTAGGCTCAGTAAGTTTGTCGAACTTAAAAAAAGAAAAAGTTTTAACAACATACTTAAGAAATAAATGTAAAATATCCTCATCTAATGAAAGTTTTATTTATGTTACCATAGAAACTGAGGATGCCTTAACTTTATAGGATTAAATTATGAGATTAGTAGGAAAAAAACTTTATAGAGTAGCCCCTTTAAAATGCTTCAAAGGCTCTACAGGCGGAGGCGGCGG